TTACCTTTCCCTCACATATCCGTCCCCCATCAAATACCACTGTCACACGTTTGTCATTCAAATATGACATTCAAATGACTAATATGACATCTAAATGACATATGTGCGATAAACTGATGACAAATTGATGACAATTAGAGGGCATAGGGGGTTGGACAGAGAGATGGATATGGACAGTGTAGGGGTACTATACGTACAGAAGTATTTGACATTCACCCCTTTTGCTATTTAGAGCCCCTATTTTTTAGGTCCTATATGTACCAAAACTCATATATAAGCCGATATATATGTACTTACTGACATATTTACACCCCCGTGCTTATTAGCATAGCAGGATAGGGGACCCCTTTCAGGGGCTTAAATTTGATCGAGGAGCGATTATGGCTAGAAAACGACCACCAACCAATGTAGAACGAGAACAGATTTTGAAGGCTTTAAGTCCGGGTCAATCTAAGCATCTCCCTCAGTTTAACATGAGCGTTAAGAAGAAGGTGCCAGTGGAGACCCCTCTCATTAGGAAGAGTAAGCCTAAAGGGAAGAAGATAGTAGGGCCTAAGGGCTTCTAGACCCCCTTATGGCTTTAAATTTACATAAGTACCAAACTAAGGTATTTGAGTCTAAAGCACGATTTATCGGAGCTATATCTGGTATCCGTGGTGGAAAGACCACTGTAGGTGCTGCTTGGCTGTGCCAGAAGATATATGAGGACTATCAAGCAGGGAAGCGGGGAGACTATTTAATCGTTGCTCCGACAAACAACGTATTATCTCAGGCCACGCTTCCTAAATTTAAAGAGTTCTTCCCAAGTGACTGGGGGGAGTGGAAGGAGCAGCCTAAGAACTTCTTCAAGCTCAATTGGAATAGAAAGACTCCTGATGGGAAAGACACAAATGAGCCCTGTAGGATCTTTGTTCGGTCCATGGATGACCCGAACGCTATTGAAGGTATGGAGGCTCATGCGATATGGGCCGATGAAGTAGGATTCATGAAGGATGCAGCCTGGATCGCCTTAAGAGGGCGTACAAGCATCACACAGGCTCCTATCTTGATGACTTCTACGCCGTACAGCATGAATTGGTTCTACACACAGATTTACAGGCGTTGGAAAGAAGGAAATAAGGACTACGATGTTATACAGTGGGGGTCTGGAGAGAATCCAGCATTCCCAGCAGAAGAAATAGCTGCAGCGAAAGCTGAGCTCCCTAAAGAGCTGTTTGAAAGACGGTACATGGGTAAGTTTACGAGGCTGGAAGGGCTGGCCTACCCAGAATTTGATGAAGATGTGCATGTTGTGGAGCCTTTTCCCATTCCTAATAAAGGACTGGTGTTTGCAGGGGCTGACTTCGGGTATAACAACCCAAATGCTATTGTTTATATATGGGAAGACCCTGAAACGAAGGTCTACTACGTCTTTAAGGAATTTTATAAAGCAAAAGTGCTCCTAAAGGACCTAGCCTACTCAATTCAGAGTATTGGACCCTCCTATGTGCTCGCTGATACGCAAGCAGCACAAAATATTGCTGAGCTCAAGCGATTCCATGGGATAAAAGGGATCAAGACAGCAGATAAGGTCAAAGATATCGGTATCGAGCGAATTAGAAGCTTGCTAATCGATAAGAGGCTGAAATTTTTTAGTAACTGTAAGAATATACTAGAGGAAATTAGGGCGTACCACTATAAAGCACCAAAGCCTGATGGAACTACGACTGAAGAGCTTGTAGACAAGTATAATCATGCTATGGACGCTTTGCGATATGCTTTCAGCAAGCCCTTACAGGGTTTGTATTCAAATAGGGCGCAAAAGAACTACAAACAGATATTACGGAACAGGATGGCCAGACTCTCTCCACAAAATCCAATAACAGGGTATTAGACTATGAATGACGATTTGAACGAAGCTAAAATAGGTAAAGAGCTAGATAAAGCCATCCCTACTGAACGGGCTGAACATACAGCTCCTATTCGTATTCTAGCCGCTGACGGTAAAACCAAGCAGATGCGTGAGGTGGAAATCACGAACAAATTACTCTCTTGGCTTAACAGTTGGGATAGTGCTCGAAGAAGTCGTGAGTCTATGTGGCTACAGATCTATAAACGCTACTTTAGTGTTGCTGAGAAGTTTAAAACCCCGTCTAGATCTTCAATTACTCAGCCTATGGCGTTTAAGATCATAGAAGCAGCTTTACCTAAGTTAGCTAACTCTATCTATGCCCAAGACAACAAATTTTTTGATGTTAAAGCAATTGATCCAGATAACATTGATGATCTTGCTCGTGCCGAAGCCATTAGGCGTTTACTGGAGCTTCAGTTAGACAAGGCTAGATTTTTTCCTAAGTTTTTAGACTTTACGAAGCAGATGCTTCTATATGGCACTTCTTTCATGAAAGTATATTGGGAAGTCAAGCATGATTGGGTTTGGGAACGTACTTCTCGTAGAGAGATGCAAACAATTGAAGGCTTTGAAATAGGCGAGAAGATTATATGGGATGAAGAAAAGAAGTATACGGCTACGAAGCGTCAACCCGGTCTTGAAGTATTGGATATCTTGGATGTCTATTTAGATCCAGATGCTACAGATGAACAAGGCGGTCGTGGAGTATTCCTACGGTCTTGGATCTCTCGTGATGAGCTGAAAGAGATGGCACAGGGTCGCTTCCCTGTCTACGGAAACGTAAACAAGCTAGACGAGGAGGTCGGTAGTGCGGAAGCCTATGCTGATTCAAGAGCAGAACGACTAGCTCCTAGAGGATTGAACACCAGTGCGACAAATCGCAAGGATGAAATAGAACTTTTAGAATTTTGGGGATCTTTAGACATCGATGGAGACGGTATAAAGGAAGAGTGTCAGATTGTTATTGCTGACAGACAAACAATCGTTAGAGCCATTGCCAACCCTTTCCATCACCAGAAGAGACCTATTGTCCGTGGGGTCATGTTTCCCGTTCCTAATGAACTATACGGGTTAGGGATGATTGAACCTGTCATTGGACAGATTGACGAATTAGATACCTTAAAGAGACAGCGACTAGATAACATTAATCAAAGTTTGAATGCAATGTGGCAAGTAGATCCTACGGCTGACGTAGAACTTGATACATTGATCTCAGCACCTAACCAGATTATTCTATCCTCACCGTTAGATGCCGTTAAGAAACTAGATACACCAGATGTAACAAGTAATGCTTTCAATGAAGCTGCTATTTTACAACAAGATATCGAGAGTGCCACAACTCCCGCTTCAGTACAGGGGACTCCGGATAGTGGACGTTTAGGACGCACTGCCAGAGGAGCCCAATTGATCATTGGGCAGGCACTTGAGAAATTTGGAATGTCTACAAAGCTTCTAGAAGAAATGACATTAGAACCAATGTTAGAGATGATGTATGCACTCGATCTTCAGTTCATCGATGATGAGGATGTTCTTCGTAGTCCTCTTCTGTATCGAGAAATTGCAGACCTGGGTTTAGCCCCAGAAGATATTCGTGCAAACATATCCTTCCAGATGGCTGGTATCTCTGACCTCGTAGGCTCAGAGGGTAAGATCAATCAGATCATATCCTTTATGTCTGTGTTCGGTAAAGTACTTGCGCCAGAGACCATTGGTGCTTTAGCAAAGAAAGTTTGGTCGTTGCAGGGATTTAGTAAGAATGAGATTGAAATTCAAGGTGCACAACCTGCTCCAGGCACAGAAAGTGCAGTAGACCCTAATATGAGTAATGCGATATTAGGACAAGCCACAAATCAGGGGACTTCAGCAGCCCCTCCCTCAGTACCACAATAACAGGAGGATCTATGGATAAAGAACAGCCTAAACATGGGCTACATAAAAATGTAGCTAGAGCAGCACAAGTTCGTGAGATGTGTAATACACCTGGATTCAAGATTGTACAGGAAGAAATTGAGGCCGAGTTGAAACGAGTCTCTGAGAAATTTATTGACGTAAAGACCGATGAACAAGAGGCTCTTAGACTTAGACAGGAAGCACAGGTTTGGGTTTCTTTACAAAGGATTTTAAAAAAAGTGATGCTCACAGGCGAGTTCTCAGCCAGAGCCTTACAGAATTTAGAACCCTCTACCGATCTACGGTAGACTAAGGTTCAAGGAGAACACAATGCAAGACCCGACAAACGAAGTTACCTCCCCCGAGGAACAAGTAACAGAGTCCGGACAACCCGAAGCCGAAATCCAGGCTGAGGTATCAAGTAATTCAGGTGCAGAGGAAGCAGTTGAAACCCCCACTAACAATGCTGTGGAAACTGAACCAGAATGGGATGCTAAGACAAGTTACGACGCACTTCAAAAGAACTACGACCAAGTTAATCACAGTTACGCCGAACTACGCAAGGAATTCACAAGACGTACCCAGAGTGAAAGTGAGCTCCAACGTAAACTCGATAACCTAACAGAGACGATTAGTAAGGCCACCGAAGTGCCGATTGACCCTAAGCAGTTTTTTCATGACTTACAGACACAAGGACCAAAAGCCATCGACTCATTGTTTGCCAAACGTGAAGCAGCACTAAAAGCTGATTTTGAACAGCAACGTATGGCAGATCAAGAAGCAATCACTCAAATGCAGTTTGAAACCGGAAAACTAGCTCGTCGTGCAGATGCGGCAAACTACCCCGACTTTCAGCAGCTCGAACCAGTAATGGCCAAGCTAGTAGCAGATGAGAAGTTGTCTCTCGATATGAGCGAAGGAGCAGGTGCTGTATTGGACACCTTGTACAAACTAGCCAAGAACATGAATGCTGATAAAGCTATTAAAAAAGCTCGTGATATCGGCCGTCAAGAAGCCGATGTCCAAGCCGCAAAAGAAGCTAACGCTAGAGTTGCGGGTGGTGGGAAAGCTGGCCCTATTGCTGACCCAAGTAAAATATCATTAGCTGAGCTTAGAGCTCGAATGATCGCTGAACACGGACTAGCAGACAATAACGGCCAGTAATCTAATCCTAAAAGGAAGACATTACTATGGCTAACACAATTGGAACAAACGCTGCGGTAGGTAATACATATACCGATCCAGGTAGATATTATGACCGTCGCTTCTTAGAAAGACTTGAACCTAACGTGGTTCTGAAACAATGTGGTGATATGCGCCCCCTCCCTCAAAAGAGTGGTACGCTTGTTAAATGGCATCGTTTAAACACGATTGCTTTGACAACGACCCCATTGACTGAAAATACAACCCCAGGCGAAACAACGGTTGGAACAGCAGAAGTCTCCGTTGAGCCCCTGTCCTATGGTGCGTTCACGAAGGTTTCTACCGAGTTAAACTTGAAATCTATCAACCCTATTGTTGAGGAAATCATGGATGCTCAAGCTGATCAAGCTGCTAAATCCTACGATCGCATTATCTTTAATGCTCTCGATAGAAACCTCACCGATCAATTCGGTGGTGGTGCTGCTTCTGAAATCACAGTTGCTGACACTGCGGTGTTGAATGCTTCTGAAATTCGTAAAGCAGTTTATAACCTCCGCAAAAACCATGTCCCTGGATTCGAAGGGAATATGTACAAAATGGTTATTGATCCTGCCTCACAGTTCGACATTCTGTCTGATACTGCTGGTGGAGGGTTAGTGGAAGCTTCTAAACAAACGACCTTTGACCATGTGATGAAGGGCGAAATTGGATCTCTTTATGGGGCCAGAATCGTTGTTTCAAATCACTTGCCAACAGGCACGGGTGCAACCGATGACACGTACCGAGCATTCTTGTTCGGACGTCAAACATTCGGTATCACTGAATTAGCGGCTCACGGAGTCAAGACCTTCAGATTCAACGAAGGGAATACCGAGAATCCTCTCGTTCAATATTCCACCGTTGGCTGGAAGTTCATGATGGCTGCTGTTGTATTGGAAGCTGCTCGTGGAATTCAGTTGTACACTGGATCTGCTGCAGACTAAGAAGTAAATTAGTTTTATCCTGCCCCTCCTTGTGGGGGGTGGGCTTAAGACTAACACTAAGGAGAAAGTATGCTTGCAGGAGACTTCCAAAAGAATCTCCGCAAACTCAACCCTAAGATCCGCATATACTGTGGTGATTGGGACACCAGGCCAGCTGGTATATACCATATTGTCAACGGTGAGTACACAGAGATTTGCGGCATAGATAAGCATTACATCCCTGAGAGAAGCATCAAAGCACCACATGGTGCACATATCAAGGGTGGATGGCGTAGAGCGTTACGAATACTGATTAACCAAGGGCTAGTGGATCGCCGTAAGGCTGAGAAACTGTTCCGAACTCGCTTACCATACAGAGTCCCTAAGAAGGGTGGACGTATGGTAAACAACTCACTGGGCATCCGTCCAGTATAATCCGAGGAGACTGAAATGAATGATATGCCACCATTGGGCTACTGCCCACAATGCAGAGAAATGAGAATAGCAGTAAGCGGAGTACCCACGTGCCTTAATTGCGTGAAACCGCCAAGACCTAAACATCTGGTGAAGCCGCCTAATGCAACTGCTGATCCAAGTGATAAAGAGTTCCGAAGTGTAGTAGGTGCTACGGTTAAAGTCGCTAAACCTATAGGGCGTACCGTTCAAGAGGCTCTAGACATCATGGAATCCTTACCGATGCCTAAAGACATAAAGGACTTTAAGAAGATACAGAAAGTAATTAAGCAATTAAAAGATTTAATAGGAGACACTAATGTCAACTGATACATTTATAGTATCCAAATCCGAGTTAGCAATGGACTTAGAAATAGGTGAAACGGGGACACTAATGATTCCTGTTGAGGTTATGTCTATCGATAAAGAAAGCTACACCATGCGTAAATTTGGTCAGATTAAAGCTGAAGGATCATTTAAGCCTGAATCTGTTAAAGAGATGCGTAGGAAGATCGGAGTAGTCGAAGATACCGAAGCACCATTAAACTCAGACGAGGATTAATCAATGGGTGAGATATTTCCCAAATAC